ATACTCATATTGAATTTCCATTTATCAGAAAATGGACTTCTTTTCTTACCTAATTTTGATAGTCTTCTTTTTTCTATAGTTTCTGGTTTTTTATTAAATTCAGCAATCCATGGAAGTTTTTTACCAAGATTAGGAGCAATTTCATTATAAATTGCTTTATTATTTGTTCTATTAAGCCATATATCAGGATTTTTCAATACCCTCATTCTTCTTAAGACTTTACTTTCCCAGGACCGCGCAATTTTTATATCATTAAAAACTTTTCTAATTTGAAATTCAAATGATTCATCACCAAACAATGTTCTTAGTAAAGGAACTAACTTTTTTGATGATGTAAAATATGATTTCCAAAATTCTTCTGGCTTACAATCTTTCTTCCAACGAATTCCATAATAAAAAGTATTAGTAGGAATATGATGAAGAAGATATGTATAAGCTATGATGTTCATTCGTCTTCTTCGTCTAGTTCATCATCTGAATCTTCATTCTCAAATTCCTCTCCACAGAAAGGACAGATTAGAGGTGAACCTATAGCATTTTCTTCATCGTATTCCAAGCTATACTCCGTATCGCATGCTGTACATGTTATTTCAAGATATTTCATAGCTCACACACTCCAGAACTACAAGCCAAAGTTTTACTATTCTCTGTATTGTCGGTTTCTTCCATAAATTTAGTCCAATCTAGTTCAACCTTTTGGGAACCAACTAGCTCATTATATTTAGCCTCGTCAATTTCCTCATATGGTGCCTGACGATAACTTCCATTATCTCTTGGGAGGAAGGAGACCCCTGAGATATTGTTAATGTTCTTATAAACCCATGCACCTACATCAAGCCATTCATCATCGTCTACGTAGACTGTGATAGATGGTTTGTGTTCACAATAATGTTCTTGAAAGACTTTCCAGAGTTCCAATTGTTGAATAGCATTCACATCCTTTACTAATACTGCACCTTCTGGTGCTTTCATAGGAAAAGAGAATACCCAATTAGACTTACCATAGAAATCTTCTTCTGCCTTGAATCCATTATCTATCATGAACTTCCCTAGAGGATCTTTCTTATCAAGACGAACACGACGTATATAGTACTGAGAGAAACGAGGATGTATACCGGATGCAGAATCTACTAGCTGAGATACGGTGCCAGATGGTTTAACACATGTAATAGCAGCAGATGGTTCTACCCCTATAATACCAGCATATTTCTTGTTAACTTCTACTGCATGTTCACGTAAAATAGTCAAAGCGCTTGCAAGTGAATCTTCCGCAGAAGCAAAGCCAACATTTCCACTCAATCCATTGGTAATTTTACAATCCATAATACCTGTAAGGGAAACACCTAATAATCTTTCTTCTTCTGTGTTCTTTTTCCATTTCTTATTCAAGTAACGAAAGTCAGAAACAGCAGATTGGAGTGTTCCTAAGATAGTAGCAAGTTTTATTTTATTTTTAAGATCACTTAATGAATCTGACGCACGAACCACTACTTCTGTTAAATTACAAAATTGATATGGTCTTAGGATAATCTCGGAACATGGATTTGTTCCATAATCTATGGATGAATCACGCCTCTCATATTTAGAGGCAGCAACTTGCGATGCCTTACGAGAAAAAAGACCTCTTTCGCCAGAACGTGATAAATGTAATGCAGTCCATTCATGCATGAATGTTGCCATATCTGGTTTTGCTTCATATACAGCAGAAATGTTTGCCAATGCTCTCTGAGTATTCTCTACCCACCAGTTACCAGATTTGGCAATACGCATTGCGTCATCGTTAAGATCGGTTAATGCAATAAGAGCAGAACGACGAACTCCACCACATACTACAATGTCAGCTACCTTACATACGATATCATGACATTCTAGAGTAGAAAGTTTTCTACCCTTCGCCTTATTAAAGATATTAATCGTGAATTTTAATAAATCAATAAGAGGTTCTGGACCGGAAGCACGACCACCGAATGTCTTTAGTCTGACACCGGCAGCACGTAATTTAGAAACATCCCATTGTGGAATCTTACCAGACCACAAAAGAGAAAGAAATTCTCTGTAACCAGATGCCCAACCAATCTTGGAATCCTTGAACACGATCATCGTATCAGAAGGGTGAAGTTCATCGGGGACTTCTGGTAGTTTGTTTGTGTATCGAGATTCTACTGAATATCCTACACCAGTTCCGCACATAAGAATGTACATGAGTTCATCGAATGCTTTAGGAGAGTCAATAGGGAGATATGAGCAGTTATATCCTGCTACTTGATCCTTCTCTAGTGCCTCTCCTGCCGTCATGAGGGCACGCATAGAAGGCATGACTTCTAGATTAAGAATAGCAGCATGAAGATCATTCCATGGAATTTTCTTTCCTTCATTCTTACTCTTAAAGAAGTTAATATATCTTGAAACTGTTTCCTCCCAAGTTTCTCTTCTCTTCAATTCATCTGAGTAGCGGGCATAGCGGCTTATGTGTATGAATTGAGCATAAAGTGTTGGTAATCCTTTAGACATGATTTTTCCTAATATTTTCTTTTTGTTTATAAAATCTATGAGTTGTCATAGTAGACACACCAATAGAATTTGCTATTTGAGAATAAGGCACGTTTTTGTTTCGTAATTCTATTACGATATCTTGTTGTTCTTTTGTAAGAATAGTGTCAATAACAATACCAAGATTATTAAATTTTGGTTTCTATCTTTTAATCATTTTAGATTCAATTTTATGAGCTTCTTCAGAAGAAATATTTTTCGTTATGATTTGCACGAAATCATCTGGTGTATAGCCTTCTTCTATAAGATTCTTAATCCAATCATAATGTAAATCATTATGTCTATCTGTTGGACTACATTGCCATGCTCTGCCGCCAGAACCTTTACCAATATACACTAACTCATTGGATTTTGGATCAATATGATAATATACATAATGCTTTGACAGCAGATACATAGCTAGACTCTTATTGTAAATTTTATGGGATGATTATATAGCTAAAGTGTTTCTTTAAAAACCGCTACTGCAACAGGAACTATTGGTTCAATTAACTTAACAATTGCCTCTGCATAGACTCTGATTTCATATTGAGAATGTTCATGCAAACGCAACTTCAAGAAATGGAATAGATTGTGTAGGTCTACGGTGGCAAACATACGCGAATATGCAGCAACAGGTAGAACAGAGCGAGCAAGTTCTCTGGCACAGCCTAGCTTGATAAGGTATTTGTATGTGGCAAATGATGTTGCATTCTGAGAACTAATTATATTTCTAATAGCATCTGCTTCTGATAATACTTCATCTGTTCGCATTTGTTTATTAGAAGATGACTGAGTTGTAATCTTATCCAATTCAGGAATATAATACCCTTCATCTAATTCAGTATAACGAGCAGATATCTCATTATAACTCCATGTTCTATGACGATGCCATTGACGAAACACAAAGATTGGTGCCTTCACTTCAAATGTAAATGATACTGCTTCAAATGGAGAAGTATGTTTATTAGTCCAAAGATACTTTATAAGTTTTTCATCTTTGGGTGCTGCCATTTGTCCTCTTGGCGCAACCTCTAATTCACCACGCCAATCTGCATCATATGATACTCTAGCAGAGCGAACAATAGAAAGATCGCCGCCCATCTGATCTACGAGTCTTACGAAACCACCATTCAATACTTCAATCTTATCCATGTTAACATTTTCTCCATTCATTTAATTTTAATTGGGCATTCAGACCACGGAAAGTACTATCAGTAAATACTGTTAATACCTCTTCTACAGTATGTCCACTCTTAATCATTTCATTAATATCCTTTGCATCAGGATCATACGGAAGCATTACAATTTGAAATTCATTCTCAATTGCTCTGTGCATCTGTTTGACAATATCCTTATTTCTAGGAGTATTATCAAATACAAGAACTATTTCACAATCACCATTTTTATCAATATCACAAAGATATTTTCCCATTCCAACCAGATTAGAATCACCACAGGCAACTGCATTCGGCAGGAACATAGAATCAAATTGACCTTCTACTACATAGATTCTCTTAGAGAAATCTATCGTATGCATTCCAAAGACTTTCTTTTCGTCTAGAATCTTGACTGTCACATAGCGGAGTTTTGTGTCTGCTAGTGCGCGTCCTGATACATTAGTTATTATACCAGATTCGTTTGTATAAAACAATACAATTCGAGCATCTTCTGGTAGATTCTCTTTCTCATGTCCTGGGAAAGTTTCATCTATCCATGCCTTGTAATTCTCTGTAAAGAGAAGTTCCCCCCAATATTTCTGAGGAATCTTTCTTGCTCTAATATATTCTTTCGCATAATGTCCATCTGGTAGTTTTGCGATACAGTTATCCATATGCGCAATACTATCGATATTCTTAAGTTTATGGGAAGGCTTAGGACCGGTGAATACGGTTTTCATATCTGGTTTCTGATACGGAGAATACTTAGAATCTCCATTGGCAAATCGTTCGATCACGTATTGTTTATGTTGTTCGGAATCTATATGCTCTAAGAACTTAGAAAAGGTAGTAGACGCATTACAATTATGACACATATAGAAATAGTCATTTGCTTTTCTATAGACATATCCGCGCGCTTTGATCTTGTTCTTTGAAGAATCTCCACAATACGGACAGGAGAAATTAAACAAGTCTTCTTTCTTAGACTTGAAATTTCTCAGCCGAGAAGCAATGAACAATAGGTATTTTCTATCAATAAAGACTGACATAGCATAGAATTATACCATGTATTTTCTTAATAGTCAATCATTGACTACATGTTCTTAAAAATACCCATAATAGAATTTAGTATATTTCCTTTACCTAATAGGAAGCTGGCAACTAATAGACCACCGATAACGAAGTATTTCCATGATTCTATTTTTGCAGTGACTGCTGACCATTTTTCAGCAAAGGATTCTTTCTTCTTTACCTCATTATCCTTAATGGCTTGAATTTCTTCTTTTACATTATCAAAGAATTCCTTATTTTCATTAAGTCGATTCATGATACGTTTTTCAGTATCTTCAAGTTTTTGAGATAGGCGGCTTTCAAGGTCTTTAATTTCGTTGTTCATTTCCGATCTTATTGCGTCTATAGTCTTTTCTTGTACTCTAATTCTTTCATCATGAATACTGATAAGTCTATGCATAGACTCGGTAAGCACCTGAAGTTTTTCCACCGTTTCTTCAAATTTTATAAAAACGCGCGCCTGCATTTCATTCTCTTTCTGAATGACGCTAATATCCCTCTCGGATTTGCCCAAGCGATCTATATATTGTTCAATAGCTGATTTCAATCTTTCATCCGCCATTATTTACTCGTTTTCTTTGCGTCTTCATTCGCTTTAGTAACGGCAGCATTATAACCTGAAATATAACCAGTTAAACCTATTATTTGCTCTCTGTATTGGTTGCAGGTGGTGTAGTTTTCATTGACGACTGCAAGGGCTTGATCTGCTTCAACGGTTGAGGCTGTACCATTAGCTGCGGAGGTGGGTTCAATAGGGATACCTGCGGCACTAGCATCGTGTGCGTACACCCAACCGTTGCTAAGGAAACCATGGTCAGTAACATACTTATTGATAATACTCGCATTATAATCTCCTACATCTTTAATTCTAACAGTTTTTGTGACATATTTTGTCACAATTTTAGTAACTACGTTAGATTGAATTTCACTAAGATCAATCTTTTCATTATCTTTGTTCACTTGAAAATTTGCAATGGCAACTTTAGAATCTAATTTTCCTACATGAAGACCATAGAAATAGCCACCGAGTGTTAAACCGCCAATTAGGAGTACTCCAGCCAAAATTCTATATGGTAATGGGATCGCAGCAGTTAATATAGACATAATTTATCCTTTTAAATCATGATCGTGGTCATGATCGTGACCACTCGGTTCTGTATCCTTTTTCATCCACAACGCTGCTCCACCGGCAGCAAGAACAGCACCAAATCCTGTACCCCATGCAATGGGATCAAAAACAGTACCATGCCATACCGAATGTATAGATAGCGCAAAATATACTAATGTTCCTATTGCCCACAATATTCTACCCAAATCAAGGGTCGAATTATCTTTACCAGTAAAGGCTTTAAATGTGTGTTCTTTAAACGACATAGGATATAAGTATTATCTCAAATAATACCCATATTTAGGACTTCGTATTGTCCTACAGAATTAAACGAATGTTCAATTTGAATCTGCAACGTACTTATGATACTTAATAATAAACTCGTCGTGTGTTGCCGCTCCCTGTGGAGTGTTGTAATGAAGCTTGTAATATGCCCAAATACCTTCTAAATCAGTAGAATCAGGTAATGCTCCACGACCACGCAAATAATGAACTCTGCACATTGCAACTGCATATGGATCATTATTAATCATATCATTTGCTGTACATAGTGAAGATAATTTATGAAGATTAGCAGTAAGATCAGAATGATAGGCGATATAATTATGCCAGATATCATCATGAGTAGCACCTTCCATCTGGAAAATACCACGCGCAGGACCGCCATTTCCTTGTGTACGATACATACCAAGATTACTCTCATTGGCACATGTTGCCATCAATAATTCTTCTGCATTGAGAGAATACAATCCAATAGGCGATAATGTAGAGTTAATTAATGCTCTTAACACTTGTGGGTCCATTGATTTTAGAGTATTCATTATTGCATACCTCCTATCGGCATTCCTGCATCATTAGATCCACCATTTCCT